AATGCGGAACCAGTCCTTTTATACACTGGTGTTTAGGCCTTTGGCATCGCTGTCATATTTGCGGAAAGGAGTGGAAGCAATGAATAACATTTTGTATAAAAAAATTAATTCTGCATTAAGCAACCGTGATGTTGATTATTGTTTTGAGGGGATTAAAAAAGAATTAACCTGTGATCAAGCAGATGATCTACTTAGGTTTTTAATTCACTGGCATCATATGAGCCACGAACTTGTAGAAAAATTTCACCAAGAAAGGTCTTATAGATGCCCAATGGAGGCGGCAATATCAGAAAAATATGAGAATGAGTTCAAGTCGTTTGTATTTAATATGCAAGAAAAAGAATTGATGAATTTTTAAAAACCAACCGGAGAAATAACATGTATACAGACGCGCAAAGAAAAGAATTTAATGAAATATCAGATCAAATGATAAAATGGCTTAACGACAATTGCCACCCCCACACATCAGTAATTGTTACAGTTCGTGATGCCGAGGTTGTAGAAGGATGTCTTGTTAATGTTAATCATGGGTTTATTAAAGACTAGTGACAATGATCGACCCATCCCTACTAGAAGACTTCTACGAGCATCGCATAGAGCTTAAAAAGCCCATGAGCGACCGTGCTAAAACCATGCTGGTACGAAATCTGGAAAGAGCTGAGTCTGAGGGCCACAGTATAGAACTATTGCTTGAGAACGCGATTATAGGCGGCTGGCATACTGTATACCCAAACGAAACAACTAAACGCAAGCAAAACAGAAAGACATCTGAAGTAGATTTTATAGAGCTTCACACAGACAGAAACTGGGCATTAAGAGTGATTAAATGAAACGCAAGGCAAAGAAGATTATCCGACAGTTATTCTGGTATTGTTTACTTGGGGCGTTTTGTTTTGGTATTCCTTACGTAATGGTGAGTGGTTTATGAAAATAGAAGACATGGATAAAAAGCTTTTAATTGGAATGATGTTCTTTGCTTGGTTGTTCGGGGTTTGTGAATGACGAATGAAGAGAATCTAAGAACCTTGCAGCAGAACAAGGCCATGCACAAATGGTTTACGATGGTGGCCGATGCTTTGAATGATGCCGGTTATGATGCTAGAGCGGTATTAGGGCCAGAAGTGGAAATACCTTTAACAGACAAGATTGTTAAAAACCAGATGCTAAAGAAGATTGCCAAGGCGATGTTTGACAAGGATTCGACTACCGAGTTGACAACGAAAGAATTGAGCATGGCGTGTTTAGTGTTGAACAAGTTTATATCTGAAAATTTTGGAGTTAGCGTTTCGTTTCCCGACAGGTTTAGGAGTGATTATGATTGAAGATATATCAAGACGTTTCAACGAATGCAGGGTAAGAAAACCGGCAAAAGTTGTTAGCTTTACGAGTGACCAGATAGCCGAAGATATAAGGCAATTTGAGGCTAAAGGTGGTAAAATAACACGGTTAAAAATTGGTGAAACTAAAGCAGTTATGGAGAATGGCGGAAGTGTATTCGCACACAAGAACGCGCAGCAAAGAAACTGGCAATTAAGGCAGGCAGAGAGAAAGGCTAAGCAGAAAAGATGATCAGACCTCATTGGAAATACTGGATAATCCTAAAACTCTGCCCGTGGTTAAAGCAGAGCAAGAAGGTTATCTATGTTAAATACGAGTGGGACGGGGATACTTTGAGGCCGATTAAGTGAAAATAACAAAAGAAGATATTTTGATACTAGAGAAGTTCTGTCGAATATGGGATGAGATATTGTGGTGTAAAAATTATGATGAAATTCTTGGTCTTTTACCAGACCACCTGCATCATGAAAGACAAGAGATTGATCTTGTGATAGAAAAACTAAAGGCAATGTTAAATGAAAAGCCTAATAGCAATCGATTAACCATAGCTCAGGAAGTCGAAAAGGTGGCTGTAAAGCTTCAGGAATTGCGGCGCATGGAAGATGCAGGAGATGATGGATGGGGCGAGTGTATATCTTGCGGCGCTTCTGTCCACTACACAATGGGCGATGGAGGGCACTACAAGAGCAGGGGAAAGACTTCTACAAAGCTTGATGAGCGTAATATAAATTTACAGTGTAAGCGCTGTAATGGTTGGCCGGACGGTGAGACCGGAAGTAATTATGGGGCTGCTTTGGATAGAAAGTATGGGGCTGGAACAAAGGCCGACATAGAATCTTTATCTCGGTTTTCGCGCAAATACACAAGGGATGAACTTGCAGTACTATTAGCAGACATCAACAAGCGAATCAAAGAGCAAGAGGAGAGGTTATCATGAAACTAAAAGACTTGGTAAAACTAAAGCCGATTATTGAGGCTATTGAGCGGGGAGAGACTATTCAGACTTGCTCTAAAGTATCAGAAGTGTTTTGGATTGAATTAAACTATTTAGATGATGAGATTTTGTCGGATATGATTCAAAAGCCAAACCAATTTAGAGTACAGCCAAAGCCGAGGGAGTGGTATTTAGACAAGAAAACCATGAAAGTGCTCCCTACCCTAAATAATTGGGGGACAACACTGATCCTTGCAGAGTCAGGTTCCGACATTATCAAAGTCCGCGAGGTGATTAAATGAGAACCAACGTACAGGAATGCTCCTTAATTGCTTGGCACTCTGACGCAATGAATTCACATGACCTCAAAGACCAGATAGAAGCCTATTCCTTAACCGTTAACCGCTTTACCAATACCATGGTATCGAATCACATAGGCATAGCACAATCAACGCTCACGAGCAAGATTAACCAGCTTCTAGCCTCTGGTGATTTAGTCAAAGAACTTGATAAGGCAAAGTGTCCCTGTACAGGACAACGGGCGACTTGGTACTATAGTCCTAATTACACAACCGGCTGAGACATGAAATACTCATGAGCCACCAAGCAGGCGAAACCCTACAGCAAACGATGGAGAGGATGAGTGGCAAAGATCAACTCTAAATCTGTCTGGTTTGGCTTCCTTGTTGTCCAGACAAAACAATCGTTACTTGATAATCTTCAGTCTCTTGAAGCTCAGAGAGATGCAGACCTCTTTGAAACACACCGAAAAGCTGTTATAATTGGAAGAGAGATTGGAGAGTTAAGGGTTTTAAGGTACATCGAACCTTTTGCGAGCAATGAACGTAACAAGCAATTCAGGGATTACTTCAAGTTTGACGAACTAAACAAGAAGTACCCCATTAATCCACTACTGGAGAAGCCACATGGCAAAGAGTAACGGTTTACCGCCCGGTGTAACAACCGCAGACCTCAAGAAAATGAGTCCCAAAAAGGCCATGAGCTATAAGGGTTCAAAGTCTGCACCATCTAACGTCAAGAAAGGCAAGTAACCGGCCAAAAGCCGATGATAGCCCCGCTGGTGGCAAGTAGTCTCACGCGCCATGAGAGTAACCAGCACTAACCGCAAGAGGTTTGAATGCCTGACACCGAATCAAAAGCCATTATCAATACAATGTTAAATAACCCATAGAAGGCGTTTAGTATTTATTACATCTGGTATATGAACCAAGTGGCTAATATAATTAAAAATCAACAGGTTAAAAGTAAATAATGGCACGACCAATAGGGGCATTAGACAAGAACAAAGTATTCCTGCTTAACAAGCTAAAGGACATGTATGGCGAGCAGTTTGATCCTATTATGAGGGCTGCTGCTTTAGCGAATAGGCTTGATACGCTTATTCAAGAACAAGACGCAATTGCAGCACAGCTAAAAGACCCGTCTGATAAGCTAGAAGCTGAACAGAAAACCGTAGGTTTGATACTGCAAACGATTGATAAGTGGCTAAAGGTTGGAGAGTTCACGAACGGCAAGGTATCGGCTATTACTTTGAGCCAAGACCCAGATAATCCATTATTTGAAATGAGCAGCGATGAAAGAGTCCGCGAAATCACCCGACTACAGCAAGCTATCAGCAAAGGAGCAGGTAAGGCTTCTGGGGCTTCTGATGGCGGAAGCAAGACACATTGACGGGAATAGGATTAATGACTATTTCCCCGATGATGGAAAATTAAGGCGCGATCTGTATACCAAGCATCTGGAATTTTTTGAGGCAGGGAAAGACTTCCGTGAACGCTGCTTCATGGCTGGGAATAGGGTGGGGAAGACAATAGCCGGAGGTGTTGAGGTTACTTATCACCTAACTGGTCGTTATCCAGTATGGTGGAATGGTCGTAGGTGGGATAGGCCAGTTCGATGTATGGCGGCTGGTGATACAACACAGACCACCAAGGACATTCTGCAAGCAAAACTATTAGGTGACTACGATGACATGGGAGGTGGCCTAATTCCACGTGAAACACTGGGAGAGCATACCTCTAAATCTGGCACAGCCAAGGGCATTGAATCAATCAAGGTTAAGCACGCAACAGGCGGATGGTCTAGCCTGAAGCTAAGGTCTTACGAGCAGGGCAGGAAGATTTTTCAGGGGACGGAGGAAGATGTTATCTGGTTTGATGAGGAGCCGCCAAACGAAGTGTATAATGAAGCGCTTGTGAGAACCATGACGACAAACGGAATAACCATCATCACATTTACCCCCATGCTTGGAATGAGTGAAACCGTTATGGGATTCTTACCGAAGGAATACCAGCTTGCCAAAAATTAGCGAATCAAAGTATCTGGTTACTTGCGGCTGGGATGATGTTCCTCACCTTGACAGTCAGGCAAAAAAGGATTTATTAGACGCAACACCACCACACTTACGCGATGCTCGTTCAAAAGGCATCCCATCCCTCGGATCTGGAGCAATCTATCCGGTAGCTGAATCTGACATCATTGTGGCACCATTCGAGATACCACGGCATTTTCAAAGAGCTTATGCAATGGACGTAGGCTGGAATCGTACTGCTGCGATATGGGGTGCAAAGGACAGGGACAGTAACATTATTTACTTATATTCAGAACATTATCGTGGGCAGTCTGAACCAAGCATTCACGCTCAAGCTATACGCGGTCGTGGTGACTGGATTAAGGGCTGTATCGACCCTGCGTCAAGGGGTAGAAGCCAGAAGGACGGGTTCTCATTGTTTGACACCTATGCTGACCTCGGATTAATACTCACAAGCGCTGATAATTCGGTAGAGAGTGGTATCTACGAGGTTTGGCAACGACTGAGCGGCGGCGGCTTAAAGATATTCTCCTGCCTGCACAATACTCTTGCCGAGTATCGATTATACAGGCGTGATGAGAAGGGGAAGATTGTAAAGGAATTCGATCACTTAATGGATTGCATGCGCTATCTAGTCATGACTTTTGATAACATAGGCCAGACAGAACCACGAGACCAATACGATGACAGTTATGACGACTCCAGAGACAGCAGAACAGGATACTGAGTATATGTGTTTGAAGTGCTTTGCTGTACAGACCAGAGCACAGATGAGCATTGAAAAAGAGAAGTACAAGTGTACTCCACCAATGCCATCACGGTCATGTAAGAACTGTGGCTATAAGGTGTTTATGATTCATGCGTAAGAACATCACCAAACCTTACAAGGAAGCGATTAAGGCCAGCTACCGACCATCGATTGAACGCGGTCAGGAAGAGGCCAAGACTTGTGAAGTTAACTACGATTATGACATCCCATACGTCTGCGGATACCCTGAAGACCTGGATGATAACCTTGTTTACTGGGATAGGCGCATGCCCAAGTTCATGACTTACAAAGGCAGAAGGATTAATCTAAAAGTCCCGCTGTGTACTCATGAGCGAGTTGAAAAGAACCTTGAGACTACGTGTGGCTTGCCTTACCTGAAAGCCCACAAGATAGCCACCGACATGGAGGCTAAAGTCATTAAGTCTATGCGAGTCGATTGGGATTTTTACAATGACTTCTGTAATAAATATATCAAGACTATTGGGTCTGAGCGCATCAAGATAGCACCAAAAGCGCTTGATCTAGAGCCATATCGCGACGAACACGACGAAAAGGATTTGAAGAAGCTGAAGGATGCGATGGTCGATTGACTTAGGTACAATCCCTAATATACAATAGCGGCTTCGTTTATCCCTCGAATTCGCTTAGATGGCTGTAGAAACATCCCCCACAGAATACGAAGATGCGCCGCTGGATGAGCGTCCCGAAGCTATGCAGGAAGGCGAGGCCGATGAGACTCAGGAAGAGGAAACACAAGAGCACGCCATTCCCGTTGAATTAAGAAAGATTCTTGATTCTGACAATATCCTAGAAGACCTATCCGAGACTGATGTAGTCGCTATCCGTGAACGTGTAACGGATGGTTACGATATGGATATGAAATCGATGACCGAGTACGTCAATCGGTATGAAGAAATCATTAAGCTTGCCGCGATGAAGGAAGAGTTGGGCGATAAGACCTTTCCCTTTGTCAATGCTTCAAAGGTCATGGCTCCAGCCCTAGCCAAAGCCGCCATCGAGTTTAACTCCAGAACCGTACCAGAATTAGTCAATCGTAAAGACATTGCTAATGTTAAGGTATGGGGCAATTCCGATGTGGTCAAGGAAGCCCAAGCAGAGAGACTTGCCTTAGCGATTAACTGGCAATTAAAACGAGGGATTAAACAATGGGCTAAACGCATGGACAGAGCTCTGCTTCTGTTGCCTGTTGTTGGAATGGTCTTTAAGAAAAAGTGGTGGGCTGATGGTGAGATTAAGGAAGCCCTGATCACCGCTGACAAGATGATTTATGACCATGACTCTGACTCATTCCAAGAATCACCACGAAAGTCTCATTGGTTTTACGTAGACCAGAATGATTATGAATCTTATGTAAGATCAGGTTATTACGCCGAGATTGAGGCTCACGTAGATGAGAGTAAAGGCAATCAGCCCAAGATTGAAGCCCCTATCAAGTTAATCGAATCACACTGTACGCTAGACCTTGACCATGACGGGTATTGTGAGCCTTACATTGTGACGTTCTGTGAATGCTGTGATACGGTCGTAAAGGTTCAACGTAGATTCTGTGAAGATGATATTGAAATAGACGATGGTCAAGTCGTCGAGATTGACGGAGAAGAATTCTTTACCCAAGCCGGATTCATGCCAAGCCTAGACAAGCCTGCTGTGTTCATTGGCTGGGGTGATATGTTGTATGACATCTTCAAAACCCTGAATACGATGATGCGTCAGATGATCGACGCGGGGACGCTGAATAACACGGCAATGAATTCAGGCTTTATCAGTACTGAACTCTCTGCGCCGGGCAGGAATAAATCAGGCAGGATTGAGCTGATTCTCGGCCAATTGACCAAAGTACAAGTAGGTGCTGGCCGTTCACTGAAAGACATGATTTACACCCCTCAATTCTCGGGTGTTTCGGAATCGATGTACAAGCTATTCCAAGACCTGAAGATGGACGTAGAGCAATATACTTCAGCGTCACAGGCTCTGGATGTTTCTGCGAATGAAGCGGCATCGATGTACCTTGCGCGACTCTACCAATCGTTAAAAGTTCCCAATGCGATTAGTTCAAGGGTTTATGGTTCTTTGACGGATGAATTCTTACGGATTCAAGACCTGATGCAACGCTACATGACCGATGACAAGTACAAGCGGGTCGTTAACTGGAATCCTAAAATACCACAATCGGCACAGATGCAATATCAACAGGCTGTACAGCAGTACCAGCAAGCGGCACAACAAGCACAACAACAAGGCCAGATGTTCAATATGCCGCCTCCACAGCCTCCACAGTTATTGGCTCAGGACATGGTGAGCAAGAAAGATTTTGATCATGATTTTGATTTAATTACGACAGCAGACCCGACGATGGGTAGTGAGCAGGAAAGAATCTCAAGGGCTGAAATTATCGTTCAGAGGTCTGCTGAAGCGGGTGGTTTGTACAATCAATACGAAGCAGAGAAAAACTTTCTTAAAGTTATCGGCTGTGTTGACATTGACAAGATTCTCCCAGAGCCTACTGGCCAGCCCGACCCGATGCAGCAAGCTCAATTGGAATGGACTAAGTCTGACGCTGCCTTGAAACAAGCGAACGCACAGAAAGCCGCCGCAGAGACACAGATCAAAGCGGTTGACAATCATCTAGACCAGCGAGCGGCTGATTTGATGGAAGCCAAACACCAAGCAGAAGTGGATAACATCGAAGCTGATACCATGATGAAATTGAACGGTATTGACATGGCGCAAGCCAGTCAGTCTTTACAAGAATTAAACGCTGTCAGGGAGCATTTGGTAGCTGAATCTCAGGGTGAGAAAGAAGCCGAAGCACAAGCCACTAAAGCAAGCGCCGGAGCATCCTCAAAACCTATTGAACATCCGGTTCACGGAACAGTAATGGAGAATGATGTTCAGGACACAATGGCCAAGCATGGGATGACCCGTGATCAGGTGATGGGAAAGATGGATCAACATTCTGCGCTTCACAAGGTAATCAGTGACCACTTATCGGGATTGAATAATGGCTGATTTATTCGAAGGTGCTCCACCGTCATGGATTAAGAATCACATCTTATCCCCTGAAGTATTGCAGTGGGTTCACTCTAAAGCGTCTGAAACAGGTAGAAACCAGTCTCCAGAGTATCAGAATACCGTGAAGTCTATTGAAGCCATGCAAGCGTCAAGACAGCCACTGAGGACTATTCCACACGTAGAAGCTGATCAAATGGGAGCATCTATCGTCAATCCGATGATGGCGAGCAGAACGCCTAACAGGTTAACCTCGTGGGAATCAAAAATGGCAGACGCTCATCCTGCGTCATCGACTATTCAGAGTATGATTGATACAGCGGGTGATGTTTCGAATAAGGTCGCTGACCTTCGGCAAGGTGTTGCAAGTTCACTCGCGGACGTAGTATCACCCTAGAAGGCTTGGTGAGAGTTTTATATACCCAGCAGATGATGGCGGCATAGAGAATAGCCTCAAAGAAGAGGCCGATTCCAGTAATGCCACCAAGCAGGATAAGTATTTTAGATAAAAGTTTCATAGGTAAAGCATACCAAAGCCTAAGATAAAGGCGATAAGTATTTTCCACAACCGCAAGAGGTTAAACATGGTAACACAAGAGCAGGTAAACGGGTGGCTTAAAGACCCTGTAACAATCACGTATCTACAATCACTAGCACTTTTCAACAATTCCACAGCTTCTTATATCGCCCGAGGTCAATGTATCTCTTCAGATCCTTTGATTACTACGGCTGAATTATACCGCTATGAATTGGGGAAGATGGACGCTATTCAGGATTGTGTAGATGCAAAAATGCTGATGGACAGGTTTGAACTAATCCAGAAGGGGGAAGACGATGAATCTGTCAAGTAATGTCAACTCCTACATGGTAGCGGTTAAATTAGATCCGGTGGCACAAAAAACAAAGTCTGGAATCATCATGGAGTCCGGTGATGGTTTAAGACGCAAGCAAGCGGCTACTACCTTTGGAACGATTGTTGGAGTCGGTGAGAAAGCCTTTACGGGCGCTGATTTTGGCGATACAGACAGGGAAAAGAATGCCGTAGGTGTAAGGGTAGTATTCCGTCAATTTGCCGGACAAGCCTATACAGACAATCCTGACGACCCAAACGCTCAAGTTATTCGAATCATGGCAGATACGAATGTACTAATGACGTTACCGGATGGAAAGAAACTTAAACTAATAGACTCGGAGTAAAATATGGCTGATGTAGACGTAACCTCAACCGCTGATGTGGCGGACGTAGAAACAGTAGAGCAGGCTGCTCCCGAAGTAGACCTGAGTGCGGTTCCTGAGAAGTTCCGCGACCACGTTGACAAAGACAAATACACCAAAGACCCTGAGTATAAACGGGCAAAAGACCACGGGCACGTACCGTTAGAGGTATGGACGGCTGATGGTAAAGACCCTGATAAATGGGTTGGTCCGAAGGCGTTCAATAAAGTATTTGACGACATGAAGTATCGTCGTGAAATATCCGATGAGCTGAAGGAGAACAAAAAGCTTACTCAAACCCTGTTAAAGACTTGGGAAGATGACAAGCAAAAGGCCGTACAGGATGCGCTCAAGGTACAGGAGTCACAACTGAAGCAAGCGATTGCCGATGGTGATGCAGCCAGAGCGGTTGAGTTATCTAACCAGATAAACCAACAGAAAGCCCAAGCTCCGGTGCAGCAGCAACAGGTAACGCCTCCTGTTATTGCCAAGTTTATCGCTAATACTCCAGCGATTAATCCAGAGTCTCCAGACTTTAACAAGGAGTACGCTGACAAGGTATGGGGTGAAGCTTTGGAATACGGCAAGCAGCTTAAAAACCAGTACGGCGGGAAAGATTTAAGCCCGTTTGACATTAAAGGCATTTTAGAAGAGGTCATTAGTATGCACAAACCACCCGAGAAGCAACAAGCTAAACCTGCGGCAAAAGCCCCAGCGGTAGCAGCACCCAATCAAAGCAAAGCGGGTGCGCCTCCAAAGCTGTCGGCCTCAGAGCGTAAAACTTACGAAATGATCAAAACCATGAAAGACGGCGATAAGAAAGCGGCTGCCTTTTTAAAGAACTTGCAATCTAACTAATAGGAGTGATATTATGACAATTGATTTTGATGGCGACAAGAAAACCGCACGAAAATCGGAACGGGCAGAGCGCAATGTGGCAAAGACTCCAGGGCGTAAAATTACCCGTCCGCGTCCCGGAGGAAGTGTACACGCAGATAGACTTGCGGTACCAAAGCCAATCCTAGACGCATACCCAGAGAGTCAGTTTATGTACTTCTGGGAGAACGACGAAAAAGGAAAGGTAGAGATTCGGGAGCAGAGAGGTTGGGTGAGAGTCCAACTTGATATGGCCGATGGTAAAATGTGGGAACCCGGTGAACAGAGAACTTACACCGGAGGAGTTGTTAAGATACCCGTAGGTCGGGGTGAAACAACAGATAGTATGTATTCAGTCCTCATGATGATGCCACGCGAATGGTATGAAGATGACATCGCAGAGCAGGAAAATCACAATCAAGAGGTAAGGAACTCACTAAGACGAGGTCCGAACGCTAACACGGGTGAAACCGATGATGGCGTATATGCGGCTCGTCTTTCTAACGGCAAGTACGGATTATCTGAGAAATTTGATCGGTAATTCCTAAAACCCACTAAGACTGATGAGCAATCATTAATCTTAGTGAGGTTTTTAACATGTCAAACGTAAATGCCCCTAGCGGGTTTTTAGCTTGCGACCACTTCGGATCAGGATACAACATACCTACTCGTATGGTTGCATTCGCTTCCGGTGATGGCGCAGCCGCCTACAAAGGCGATATGGTCAAATTTACCGGTGCAGTCGATACTGACGGCATCACCCCTGTAGTAACTGTGGCTTCTGCTGGTGACGGCAAACTTGCAGGCGCTATTCATTCCTTTGCACCACAACGCGCAGGAAACTGGCAGACTTATTACAAGCCAGCTTCTACTCGTACATACGCCTACTTACCTGCTGACCCGCAACAACTGTACATGGTTCAGGAAGACAGCGTTGGTGGAAATATCCCTGTAACAACTGCAATTGGTCAAAACTGCGACCTCATTAACGGTGGCGGTAATACAACTACTGGCCTGTCCGGTATGCAGTTAGACAGCTCCACTGCTCAAAACACAAACACACTTGCACTTCGATTGGTTTCTCCGGCTTACCAGCCAGCGAACGATCCAACTTCTGCCTCTTCAAACGGCAACTGGATTGTAAAAATCAACCTGAATGCTTACGACACAATCACTGGAACTTAATAGGAGCTAACTCATGACAATTTTACAAGGTGGCGTAGTCTCCCAAGGTAGTATCCAACGTGAGTTACAAGCCGGTTTAAACGGTATTGTATCTGTATGGCGCGAATATCCCTCCGAATATGAGCAGATATTTGACGTTCGTAAATCCGACAAGGCGTATGAAGAATTCGTAATCCGCACTGGCACTTCACTGTTACAAGTGAAACCGGAAGGACAAGCGATTCAGTATGATTCATACACTGAAACAGGTTTGTATCGTTTTATCCACATTAACTACGGTCTTGGTATTGCCATTACTGAAGAAGCGATGGACGATAACCTGTACCTGAACGAAATGAAGAAAATGGGTGAAGAACTTGGCCGGTCTGAAAAGATCACCAAGGAAACAATCGCAGCCCAATTGTTCGACAATGGTTACAACACGAACACCTTTACAGCATGGGACGGTGTATCACTGTTCTCTGCTAGCCATTTGATTGGTAAAGGCGGCACGTACTCCAACCAACTGTCAGTAGCTTCTGCATTGAACCAAGCGGCTTTAGAATCTGCTGCTATTTCAATCTCTGGCTTTAAAGACTCTTCAGGTCGTCTGGCCGCTATCATGCCGGAAAAGCTGGTAGTCCCTCGTTCTGATATGTTCTTGGCTGAGAAGATTCTCGGTTCTTTCTTGGTTAGTGAAAATGCTAACAACGCGATCAACCCATTGATGTCTCTGAAGACCTTTGGTAAAGGTTACATGGTAAACCATTACCTGAATAACCAAACCAACTGGTTCTGCACGACTGACGTGGATGATGGTTTGATTTTCTTCCAACGTAGCGAAAAATCAGGCTCAGACAACGACTTCAATACTAGTGACTACCGTCATAAAGTAACGACTCGTTTCTCCCTTGGTGCAGTAGATCCACGCTGTGTATTCGGCTCTGGTAACGCTGGTAGCTAATAACGGGAAGCCCCCTTAATCGGGGGCTTTTTCCTTAACTTTTGGAGAGAACTTATGTCTTTAACTAATTTTCCTAACGGAGTTACGTCCTTTGGAGTCCCCTTAACTGGCGGCGTTCCATTTGGCCCAAACTCACAAGCATGGTATGTGGACGCGCTTAACGGCTCAGATGGCAATGATGGCATGTCACCTACTACGGCATTCCAAACCCTGTACCGCGCACAATGGGCTGCTGTAGCGGGCCGTAATGACGTTGTGTTTCTTTTAGCAACCATGACATCCTCAAGCACAACTGCTGGTACAGCTCGCCTTTCTTTGGCTAACGCAGTTGCAGCGGCGGCTATTGCTGGTGGCACTGCTCCGACCGTTGGTACTTTGGTCTGGGCTAAAAACGGTGTGCATTTGATTGGTGTTGGCGCTGCTTCTAACAACCCACGCGCTCGTATTGCTCCACCGACAGGAGCGTACACACAAGCGACCTTTGCTTCTGGTAACTTCGTAAGCGTCACGGCTTCTGGCTGTGTGTTTGCTAACATTGCTGTGTTTAACGGCTTTTCAACCGGTGGCACTAACCAGATCGCATGGACTGATAGCGGTGGGCGCAACCAGTATTACAACTGTGTCATTCAGGGCATGTGTGATGCTGCTTCTGCTGCTGACGCTGGCTCACGCTCTCTCAAAATCTCTGGAACAACTGGAGAAAATGAGTTTGTGAATTGCATTATCGGTGATGACACTATCCAACGCGGAGCTGCTAACGCATCCCTTGAGCTGGCTGGCGGAACCCCTAGAAACACGTTTACTGGCTGTACTTTCCCTTTTTGGACAAGCTCTGCAACTGTACTTGGTATTTTAGGTACTGGCGCTTCTTGTGTAGATCGTACTAACCAGTTTGAGAACTGCGATTTTTATAACAACATCAAATCAACTTCTACCCAAATGACTGTGCTGGGTTCTTTTACCAGTGCATCTCCGGGCGGTATGGTTGTGTTTAAAGATTGTGACATGGTGGGCGTTACCAAGTTTGGCGATACTAACTTCTTGGCTAATAGCTTCCTGAATATGTCTGCTCCATCTGCTGCTGCCGGTGGTCTGGATGTAGCTCCAACCTAAGTTTAGCGGGGGTGGAAACGCCCCCTATTTTTTCGGCATATTAAGAGGTTCGGCATGCGTTCACGTACAGTTACAGCAAACTCAGCAGGCACATTCACTTATTCCCCTTGGGTCATGTTAAGTCATTATTCGTATGACTATAACATCGGTTTTACGGCTGACCCTCAACAGGGGGCCACAGGTACTTATTCTGTACAGGTTACGGAAGCTAGCCCTGATTATTTTCGTAACATTCAATTTGCACGCACTACGACGACACTGACCTTGACGTGTGTTGATGGTGATTTTCATGGTCTAGTGGCTGGGGACGGCGTTTTAATCCGCTGCTCTGGTTATACTTGGGATACGACTAACGGCTTCTCACTTGAAGTAGCAAGCGCAACCAGTACAACTGTTTTTACCATCACGGTATTAGACGCTGGTCCAACTGCCGGAGTTCTGGAATACGCTCCTTTGCCTGTTCAGGATTTAACCAGCTATTCAGCGGTATCTGGTCGTAAGCAGGGTACAGTTACGGGCGCGGCTTCATTGCTGCGTATAGCTAAAGTTAATGGCTCTCTTTCAGGAAAAGTCAATCTGACCGTAATGCAAGCGGGTGATTAATGACCATACCCGAAACTGGGCTAACCTATGTGCCGGGTCAGTTGCGTGGTGGCACTACGGGGCAAGTCCTAAAAAAATCATCCAACACTGACTTTGATGTTGAGTGGGGCGCGGGTGGCGGCTCAGGAACGGTCACAAGCTTCAGTTTTACCGATGCTAACGGCATTACATCGACTGTCACTAATCCAACGACGACGCCAAACTTAACACTTGCTCTCGGGGCGATTACCCCTTCTAGTATTAACGCCTCAGGAAATGTCACGGCTGGCTCACTGACTGTTAATGGCCTTGGGATAGCGGCAGGCATTCCTTCCGGTGGCGCTAGTAATCAAATACTCCAGAAAAACACGAGCAGCAATTATGATGTTAGCTGGATTAATGCTGATTTCATCCCCAATAAAACCGTTGCGAATTACGCGGCGCTCCCAGCAGCAGCGGCAAGCTCTGGTCAATTAGCTATCTGTCTTGCCTCTCAAGGAATATGGCCTTTGTCAAGTTACAAAGCCGCCGGTCTTTATTATTCAGATGGGATTACGTGGACTTATGAGGGGGATTATACCTTAACTCAAAACGCTTCACAGATTGTCAACGTACCAGCAGGCAACATTGCCGCAACCAACGTACAAGACGCTCTCAATGAATTAGATACTGAGAAAGTACCCACTACAACAACGGTAAACGGTCAGGCGCTTAGCGGCAACGTGACGATTTCCACCATTTCCGGTAATGCGGGAACGGCGACAGCCCTACAGACTGCCAGAACGATTGGCGGCGTTAGCTTTGATGGAACGGCTAACATCGTACCGCAAACAATACAATCCGTTAATGAGGCAACAGACACCACATGCTTCCCGCTATTTATTTCAGCGTCAGGAACACAATCACTACAGCCATTAAACAATGCTGGCCTTACTTACAATTCAAATACGAATAATTTAAGCGCGACCACTTTCACGGGCGCATTAAGTGGAAATGCCTCAACAGTAACCACTAACGCTAATTTGACTGGTCCGGTAACGTCCACAGGAAACGCTACAGCCATAGCAAACGGGGCTATCAGTAATGCAATGCTCGCTAATGGCGCGGTAGCTAATTTAAGCGGCACTAATACTGGCGATCAAACCATAACACTAACAGGTGACGTAACAGGATCAGGAACCGGCTCCTTTGCGGCAACTATAGCGGCAAGTGTATACGGTCGGGTTTGGTCGCAAGTTTCTTTGAGGATGTAAGATGATTATTTTAGATACCACAGCAAGAAAGCTACAGGTTGTTTTAAGCGGCGCAAAGACTACTAACGATTGTCCGTGGGTGGCTTCATGGGTTGACTTAACGGCCTCATCTTTTGCACCGGCTCCAACAGCGGGAATAGGCGCTTCAAACGGCTCGACAGCGGTTGACGTTGTTGCCGCTCCTGCGTCTGGACACACGATACAATTAAAATCATTTTCGCTAAAAAATGCCGATACGGTAGCAAGCACGGTAACGATGCAGTACATATCCAGCGGTCCAGTTACCACTATTATTTCAACGGTTGCGCTTCAGATAAACGAAACTTTAATCTACGAAGACGCTAACGGATTGTATGTTCTAGACTCAACCGGAGCCATTAAGACATCGGTAGCGAGCACCTCAGGCAGACTGTTAAGAACCGTCATTGGATCTGGTACAACATACGTACCGGGAGCGGGTTGTAATAACATTCTGGTTAAATTACAAGGTGGCGGTGGTGGCGGTGGTGGTGCTAATACTGGCGCGGTAAGCGCGGCGGCTGGCGGTGGCGGTTCTGCTGGCGGTTATCTTGAAAAGTATTTAACAATCGTACCGGGCACAACGTACACAATCGCTATTGGTGCTGTAGGCTCTGCGGGCGCTGCGGCTGGTGGAACAGGCGGTACAGGCGGTATTACTACCATCGCGGTATCTGGTACAACTTACACAGCAAATGGCGGTATCGGCGGCTTAGGCGCAACAGCAGGCACTACGATAAACGCTGTAGCTGGCGGTGCTGCTCCTGCAATATCAACAAACGGCGATATTAATGCTTCAGGCGCTCCCGGCGCTCCCGGCTTTACTCTTACAGGATTGCTGGCATCTTCTGGCGCTGGTGGCTCTTGTATTTGGGGGGCAAGCGGAGCTGGAAGGACTACACAGGGAGCTGGTACGGCTGGAGTAGGTAACGGTGCTGGAGGCGCTGGTGGGTGTTCAGTGAACGGTGGCGCTGCTGCTGCTGGTGCTGCTGGTTTAATTGGTAAAATCGTAATTGAGGAATACAGTTGAGGTATTTATGTTTAAAAAAATCATGGCACATATCAGAAGTTTTTTCACCCTTGAACTTGAAAGAGTGATTGAAATGCAACACAAGGAAATACAGAACGAGGCGGCTGCTTATGGTCGATTGAAAAAAGAATACGATCAGGCAATGGAACACCTTAAATTTGTGACTCCTTTACTGTCAGACAGATGCCCTCCAGACCATATTAACCAATTAATGGAAGTCAAGAGATTTATTCAATGAGCGCTTATAGACCGAGAACACGATTCGCAAGGAAAACTTGTAACACGATTGACGATGTTACGGGACTCATTGTGAAGCTTGATCAAACCGCTACACGGTGGGACGGTGTTCAATGCACGAAAGAAAACTACGAGGAAAGACAGCCCCAAGACTTTCCGCCGTTTCCCAAACCGCAAAAGACTTATGTTATTGCAAGGTCGGATATTGTGGAGCCTTCAGTAACGCCTTATAACCCCGCTACCGGATGGGAGACACTCACATGAGCTTTAGATCCTTTGTACCCTATTCTCCAGAGACGGAGAATAACTTTCAACAGACTCTTGCCGAAACGATTAACGCGGTCTGTAGTTTAGTGCAGGTCGGTGTAGACGGTGAAAACCCTAACGCTTCAGACAATTACGCTCGGATGGTTAACGTCATAAATCACGCTGTATTAGAAATGCAGGTGAAAGGTCTGCATATCTCAAGTTATCAATTGGGCTATTTATTTTTACAACCAAATCAGAATACTTACATTGTAGAAGATGAGCACGCGACTAATAGTTATGTCTCTAACGTCATTGCAGCAGATGTAACGAGTGGGGTCACGTACACAGTTAACACCCCTTCCAACTTGATCACAGCGGGAGACTATGTAGGCATTACTCTAGATGACGGTTCTTTGTTCTGGACGACTTGCGTTTCGTTCGTCTCTCCTACTCTCGTAGTCACTGACGTTCTACCAAGTCAGGCGAGTGCGGGCAATTACATTTTAAGCTACACCACTCCTATCAGGCAGATTTCCAGAGTACATCAAGTTTTACGTAGGGATAACTACGTTAATGACGTACCTCTCTCAATGATTAGTCAACAAGAGTGGGACACGTTAAACAATAAACTAACCTCTACTGGCCAACCCAATCAGATGTACTACAAGAGGTCAATCCCGAAAGGAACCATGTATATGTGGCCTATCCCACAGAACTCATTAAGTATTGTGTGGTTCTGGTATGAATGTAAGTTAGGTCAAATGAAAGACCCCACTACAATCCTTGACATGGATCAATTCTATTTACCTGCTTTCAAGTATTTATGCGCTTTGAGGGCTTGTGATGAGTTTGGTATCTCTACGGAACTTTACCAAAGAATCGAAGCAACCGCAGAAAAGCTCATGGGTGAAGCGTTGAGTTATGACGACGAAGGCACTCCTATTAAAATTTCACCGAATCAAAGAATATGAGAATACCTTTAGGCGGTAAAAGTCAGGACATGAAATCCCGAAGGTCTCGGGAAGATGTCATTAATTGCTGGCTGGAAACGAACGCCGATGGCAGTTTTAAGAGGCTTACACGGGCGATTGCCTTCAAGTTTCTTGAAACGATTGGGACGGGGCCTATTCGCGGTGAGTTAGTCGCAGGTGGTGTTCTATACGTTGTATCAGGTTCTAATTTTTACAAGATAAACGTAAGTCCTTTTGGTGCATTAAGCTCTACTTTGGTAGGCGCGGTGTCTGGACAAAACGGTTCGGTGTCAATGGCGGCTATCGGTGCTGACACTCCACAGATTCAAGTCTTGACAAATGGAACGGGGTACATTTACAAAACCTCAGACGGAAGCTTTACTAAAATTACCGATGTTAATTACACGCCGGATTATTCTGTAGTGGGATGGAATGACAGATTCTGGCTAAACAAACCGAATTCAAACAAATTCTTTTGCAGCGATGTTTTGGACGGATTGACGTATAACGCTTTATTCTTTGCCCAAGCGGATACGAATTCAGACTCAATTAAAGCAATGGTGACTCTAGGCTCTACCTTGTACCCTTTTGGCGCGAATTCTACCGAGCAATGGGAAGGTGTCGTAACGACTGACGTAATCCCTGTACAAAGGATTCAAGGCTCTACACTTGATCGTGGAATAGCTTCTGCACAGACTCTTGTCAAATTTGAAAACACAGCTTTCTGGTTAGCCGATGACTTCACGGTAAGGTCTTTATCCGGTGGCCAGATGCAGAAAGTTTCTGATCTTCCTTTTGAAAATGAAGTCACAACCTATTCAAGCCCGACAAGCTCATTCGGGTTCTTTGTTGATTATCCTTTTTATAAGTGCTACTGCTTAACCTTCCCTGGCAACGATGTAACGTGGTGCTATGACGTACAACGTGGAATCTGGCACAAAAGAAAATCTGTAGGGGTGGATTCTTGGAGAATCGGCGCTTCTGCTAACTTCTCTAACATGGTTTTGGTTGGGGACAGGTTTAACGGAAACATCTACCAGATGGACGCTAACACTTACACAGAAAACGGGGTTGAAACTCCGGCGACTTGGGTGACGACTTCTGTCAATAACAATGATGCGGTGATGACCTATTCCAAATTAGAATTAGTCGCTGATATGGGTGTTGGGTCAATCGGGAATGTCAATGCCATTGGTCAAATACTTCCGCAACCTGTAGACCCTAAAATCAGTTATTCAAGGTCGTTAAATGGCGGCGCGACTTACATTAATTTACCAGACCAATCTTTAGGCAGGGTGGGAGAAAGGGAGAAAAAACTCATCTGGAGGAATCCTATCCGAGTACCTAGGACTCAAGATTTAGTCCATAAATTCGAGGTTAACGGTGATTGCGCCCTGAACATTTACGAAGCGTACATGACGGGGTTTCAGGGTGTACAAGGGTAATCAATTACAGCTTGATAAGTCGGTTCTGAAGGGTGAGAAGCCTTCGATTTACTTTCAGGGCATTATCAACGGCCTACATAATCGTGTAGTGAATGACTGTCATATCGGGTCAGGGGTGCCTGCTAGCGCTTTAGGTCAGGCAGGGGACACGTACATCGATTTAGCAGGTTTAAAGTCTTATTTAAAGAACGCTACGGTTTGGGATGGTGGAACGGCATTAGATAATAATGTCAATACGGTCAAATTGACCCAGCCTAACCGTTAGAGTATACTAATCGTGCCGGAAAGACGGCCTTTATTTCATTAATTTTAGGTCGTCTTTATGGGTTTTAGCTTAGATAAAAATACAATTGGTGGATGGACTAATATTTTTGGCGGCGGTGGCGGTGGCCCAGATACTGCGGCCTATAACAAAGCATTCACCAAGTCACAAACTGCGCTTTCTCCGTACACTTCTGGCGGCGCTTCTGCACAAGAACAATTAATGGCTCAAATGGGCATGGGCGATGGCAACACCCAAGCTTACGATGTAAGCCAATTGCCCGGCTATCAAAATGCCATGAAGCAAGGACTTTTAGGCGTTCAAAATCAATACGCTGGATCAGGTCTTGGTGCGAATCAAATGATGGCCCTACAACAAAAAGGCCAGAATATCTTTGGCGATTACTATAACAACTACATGAATCGCCTTTCTGGTATGTCACAGCAAGGGCTATCAGCAACCAATAGTTTAAATCAACTTCGCTTCGGTGCTACGGCAGGAACGCTTGGATTACAACAACCGCAAGCACAGCAAGAACAACAGATACATATTGATTCAGTCAGCGGCATCAGCAGCACCAGCAG